CCTGCTCAGCCTTAGCAGCGCCAGCCTGCTCAATCCGGTTCAACTCGGCGGCAGTGATCGGGGTGCCGCCGCTCTCGCCGTTCTTCCAGTAATCAGGCTTGAATGCCATCAGTTCCCACCTCCGGGATAGGTCGCCGCGCCGGGAAAGGTGCTTTCACCCGGAGCGGTCATCAAGGGGTAGCGGATCCGTCGTTCAGGCTGACGAAGTTGTCCACGTCGTTCACGCGGAACCCGACCTCGATCTCAGCCCGTACGGCGAACATGTTCTGCTGCCACAGGTTGATGGTGTTCGCGCCGTCAGTCAGGGTCGCCTGGTCGCTGATGCTGACCTGCACACCCTCCACCGTCCCGTACACGGCGTTGTTCTGGAAGTCGCCGGCATAGCCGATGACGCCAGCAGGCCGAGTTGCGCGAGTCTTCAGGACCGGAGCGCCGAAGACGCTACCAACCTGCAGGCCAGCGGTCAGGTTGAACGACTGCTCTTCGGAGCGAGCCGAAATCAGCAGACCGACCAACTGCGGGCTAGCAAGCCAAGCGGAGATGTCCCCGCCGGCCGCGGTTGCCGCCTGATAAGCGGCCACCAGGTCAGCAGTCGTAGACGTCTGGTCCACGGTCTGCGCGGTGGCCGTAGCCCCCAGGAAGTCGAAGTCCGACAGCGCGGCATACCCGCTGCCGTCACTAAAGACGGTCTCATCGAACTTGCGGGCCAAGGCGAACGGCAGACGCCGCGCCAGCTCCGCGTACAAGCCGGGAAGGTCGCGCCGGAACTCATCCGAGAACGGCTCAATTACGGCCAGCTTGTACGGGGTGATGGGCTTACTCGCCAGCGTGTGTCGATCGACCGGCTTCTCAGCGGTCTCACCAGTCCACGCCGCGGCAGGCTCGCCAGTAATGTTGTGAACAGTCACGCCAGAGCCGGGAAGGGCGATCTGACGAGTCGCGGACATGACGACCGAGTTCTCGACAGTGTTGCCCCAGATCTCGGACGCGAGTTCCTTCGGGAGCGACACCCCAGTGGTGCCACGAGAGATATCAACCATGAGAATGGTTACCTTTCACGATTAGCGGGTGAAAAAGTTCCCGGCGAACTCCGCGAACTGGTCTGCAGTTGACGAGTTCGAATTACCGGGAACCCGACCCTCGGATGGGACGTGGTTACCCTTCTTCTTGCTTTCCGACTCGCGGTCGGCCAGGCGTTCCGCCTGCCGTGTAAGCGTCTCTTCGTCGCTGCCAACGAGAAATAGATCCGCATCGTCATCGCCTATTCCGAACTTGGCTTGAATGCGAGACCGGAGAGATCTGGCCCTCTCGCACTCCAGCTCGGATTCAAGCTCAGCGATACGGTCTGCGGAGCGCTCGGCCTCCGACTTGGATGCCGCCTCGATCTCATCGAGCCGCCTCGCCTTGTCGGCGTTCTCCTTCGCGCGCTTCTCATTCTTACGAGCGAACTCTTTCCACTTATCAACCTCAGCAGACAGGTCGACCGTTTCAGTCTCCCTCGCCTCTTCCTTGGATGTTTCGGCGGCTTCGTTTTCGCTCTCTGAGGCAGCGATCTCTTCGGGCATCAGAAGGGTCTCCGTTTCGGATTAGATCAAGGCCACCGTTTCGGCAGCCCGTCCCGCCAGTCGGCGGGAAGTTATGTGTACTCATTGATGGCGCGGTCAATGAGTGCGCGGTGTTTCGCCAGTTCTTCCATGGCGTACTCGCTGCCCGCAGCCGCGTTCTTACGCATGGCATCCATTCGCTCGGACGCCTTATAGAGATCAACATCAACCTCGGGCGCGTTCTCATCCCACGACGGAACCGCGCCACAATCACAGCGCGTATGACTAGCGAAGTGCGCCGTCTCGCGCATATAAACCGCGCCACGGCCGGCGAGCATCCGGCAGAACCCGCAGGTCTCACCACGGGTCACACGCCGCCACCCGGAAGCCTGCGGATCCGCAAACGATGACTGAATGATCGTCTCGCGGCCGGCCTGCTGCACATACTTGCCAACCGGCCCAGACAGCGCCGTTTCCAGGGCCGCGGCATCGCCGGTGAACACATGCTCCGCGGCACGGTGCACAGTGCGCTCCACCTGCACCGCCTGCCGCTCCCAAAACCCCTTACCAGGGACCACGGCCCGGAAGTGCGACGGCAACCCATACGACTCGCGCACAGTGTCGTACCAGTCCTGAGCCACCGCCGCAGCACTCTCGCCGTACGTGTCCACCAACTCGGGAACGAACTTCAGCAGCCGAGAACGCACGATCTGCGGATTCGACAAGTCCAATGTTGACAAGTAGGCTCGAAGGTCACGCTCCACCAGCGAGCGGATGCCCGCCTGAGCCTGACGAAGACGCTCGGCCTCAGCCGCCGATACCATCGGACGCCTGCCGCTCGCTCGCCTGCTGGCCAATACCGATCAACGCATCAAGGCGAGACACGCTCGCATTTCGGCGCAACTCGCTCTGCACGCGCTCAATCTGCAACGGATCCAAGCCAAGCAACTCAAGCCCGACCTCAGTGTTAGCGAGAGACGGCACTGCCGTAATCTGTTTCAGCCCAGCGTCAGCCTGCGCCGCACGAGATAGGTGCTTCGGGCTGCGCCACGATGCGGCGATGGAGGACCATTCATCAGGGATAGAATCCTCCCCGTTCGCTACGGCCAGCGCTCGGATGAATGACCTCCGAAGAGCGGGAGACCAATCGTCGGTCGCGCCCTCGGCCTCAGCAATAAGCTCATACTGACTAGCGTCGTACGACTCCGCAGAAGTTGGATTCGAGAAGTCGGTTATAGCAAGAGACGAGTCGGGCAGTGATGTCTCGCGGGCAAAGAGTTTCGCATACGTGTTCAGAGCGGCAAGGTGGGGCTCAGGAGAAGACGCCGGAAACTGCTTCACATCAACGCGAGGATTATCCGCATCCTCATCATCAGGAATGCCCTTAATCCTTCCGAGCATCACCTCAAAGTTTGCCTTCTGCGTGCCGTCCTGATTCTTGAACACGCCCATGTCTGCACCGAGCATCCACATTTCGGGATACGAGTACACGTCCATGTGACCTTCAAGCCGGACCAACTCCCGGACAGCCGCGTCTTGTAGACCCATCACGGACCTTGTGATTCGAGAAGATCCGAGCGGGCGGCGCAATCTAGGGCGATACGGAAGCGGCTCGGCCGGCATTCCCCACGGATGCGCGGATCGACTGACGTCCCAGGTCCTGCCATCCCTGTCGGCGTATATCGTCTCCCCATCCAGATAGAGGGCGAGAGATGTTACGTCGCCGCGCTCATCGCGCCCCGTAATAGACAGAAGGTTGTCAAGCTTGCGCGAACGACTATTCCAGTCGCCCGTAGCGCACGTCGCATCCTTGAAATGCAACATGGCCGCAGGCTCTCCGGGTCCACCACGCGTTGTTACAACAAACGAGACCCCATGGATAAGGGTAGAAGTGATCGCCTGGTCAACCTCGGACCCGAGCATGTTCTGATCCCAGATACGAGAAGCGCCCAGAGCGTCCAGGTTCCCATCCGCCCACTCGAACCCCTCAAGATTACAGCGTCGAGAGAGAAGGTCCACACCCTTACCAGCCCAACCGAGAACCAGCCCCAGGTTGTAGTACTGCGGCGGAACCACGCCACCCACATAGTCCAAGACGCGCTTCCCGTCATAGTAGGCGTCACGAAGATCGTGCCTAAAACGTCGGGCCTCAAGGTTTCCATTCAGGCGATTGATGAGACGGTTGGTATCCTCATCAACGCCCGGTAGGCGAATGCTGCTACTCACATAATCACCGCCCGCCTACCCTCAGAGTTCGACTGCCGTCCGTTCCCGGTTCGTCTTTTAGTAGTCATCGCCCCGTGCGCCGCCAACGTCACAGCATCCAACGGGGTCACGTCACCATCCGCCGTCACCGGCTCCCAACCCCAGCCGCCAGCAACGCCAATCTTGCGCTTACCCGCCAAGCTCGCCGCCTTCGTCAACCCCGGCTGATCCAGGTGAGACAGCGTGCCCTCATTCACCATCCGCAGCAGCGACGCATGAGCAGTGATCGCATCCGGCGCGCCCAACACCTGCACCCGACGCCTCGCCACCTTCCGCGACCGCAGAAGAGCTGCAAGGTCGCCCGTGCCGGCCTTACCGTCCAGCACGATCACAGAAGCCTTCTGCCGCCGCTCAGCCAGCCAATCAGCCAACGGGGTAAGCCCCTGTGACATCGGCACAGGAGGCAACGCCTCCACATGCACACGATCCTCAACAGCCACAGCAACAGCCACGCCATACCGGGAACCGTCAGCCGAGAACTTCACGCCATACGCCAGGTTGCCATCCCTCGGCGCAGCCTCATGCGGGATAGACAGTGCGGACCACTGCGAACGAGCAATGACCTGCCAGAGCTTCGCGCCCTCAGAGTCCCAGATGCCCAGCGCCTCGCGGCGGAAGTCTTCATCAGTCAGCTTCCGCTGCAGACGGCGAATCGAATTAGCCGAGGTCCGATGCGGGTAAGACGGATTCGCCTTAGCCCACTGCTTCCGGTCGTTCGCGTCCGCGTCCTCATCAGCGCCAAACTCGATCCAAGCGCCATCAACGAGCGTTCCCGCGTGCGCCTGCCTGCGCATCCCAGAGAACGACTCCGACATGTCATCAGGCTTCGGCGGCGTGCCAACATAAATGTGCAGACCCAGCCGGGACGTGTTCATCGTGGCGAGCATGTTCGACATCGCCTTATCCGAAAGGATCTGGGCCTCGTCAAAGATCAGCACGTCAACACCAGGGACGCCACGACCAAAGCCGCGCTCACGGGCACCAAACAGGATCCGGCTGCCGTTATGGAACCGGACCTCCTCATCGCCCGAACCCGTGAACACCTGCCTGATATGCGGCTTCACCTTCGACCGGTCAGCGAACCCCTGCAGCGACAAGAACGTCTCACTCGACGTGCCCATATGATGCGCCGTCCAGATCACCAAAAGGCCCGGATTATTCACACACAACGCGAACGTCAACGACGCAATAAGGTACGTCTTCCCAACCTGCCGCGGCAAAGACATGCCCACGCCATCAATAGTCGAAGCAAGCGAACCATCCGCCCGCTTCGTCAGAATCAGCCCGCCAGCCTGCCGCTGCCAAGGATCAAACGAGATCCCCATCTTCTCCCGGCACGTCTTCTCAACCGCCGGCCAGCCAGTAGCCACCGCATCAGCAGGAGCGGTAACCTTACGGGCAATCTCAGAGAGCTTCGGCGGTCCACTCCGCGTCGCCGGCGGCGTCTGCGGCATCTGCACCGTCCTCCTTCGCCCGAAGATCGATCTGCTCAATCTCCTTCGCAATGTCCTGCAAGCGGCGAGTCAGAGCGGCAAGATCACGAGGCGGGCAGTCAGGGTCAGAGACGGTCTGCGCAATCCGCTCACGCATCGACACCAACAGCGCCCGATGGTCGCCCGAAGCGGCAGCCTGAGCCACATTCTGCTTCTTCTTCGGAGCAGGCGGCTTCTCGTTGTCAGAGACGGCGCGGAGGCTCATAAGACCACCTCGCAAACCGTTAGGGTGTGTGGAAAAACGCTACAGATAGATCTAGCA